CTCAAGTTGCTCTCGATGAAAATGATGATTTTCTACTTCCCGCTATGACCGAGGAGAACACTCCTGGTTATACTTGGGGAGATGACGAAGAAGTCAATCGAGATGAGGAATATCGGGTGAAGCAGACTGGAAAGATAGAGATGATGGCTGATCATCTCGTAGATATCTTATTCAAGCCTGGTTCCTTTAAGCGTGTAATGAAGAAGGAGAAAACTCTATTTCCTTCTTCCAGTGCCCATTCTGAGAAGGGTGCCTCCCTTGCTAAGGGAGGAGCAACTTCCGTCATTGCTAGCTACTTTTCACCCAGCATAGGTGAGCTAGATAGAATGACGTATCACCCTCGCACTGGCGTTGTGACTCACTATCAGGTGTCTTATCCGTTTGCTGCGGAAAAGATCGCTTCTGATCTCCTTGAAAATGACTTTAAAGCTGTACCTGTACATTTAAGGGAACCCCTTAAAGTAAGGACAATCACCAAAGGTCCAGCACTTCCTTATTGGTTTTTCTTACCAATTCAGAAGTTCCTTTGGTCCACACTTCTCAAGCATCCTGTCTTCTCTTTAATTGGACAGCCGATTTCGTCGGAAATTTTAGATGCTATGTTGCCCTTCTGTAATGAAGGTGAGAAGTGGCTTTCAGGTGACTACTCTGCCGCAACTGACAATCTTGTGAAGTGGTTATCAGAGCGTATCTGGAGTAAGATCTGTCTTAAAACTGGTATACCTGATGAGGTATACGAGTTAGGACTTAAAGGTCTTACCGGACACACCCTGCACTACAAAGATTCCGTTGTGGTTCAACAGAATGGTCAGCTGATGGGATCTCCATTGAGCTTTCCTTTGCTCTGTTTAGCAAATGCTACGATTTGCACTCTGGCATTTTCTAAAAGTCGAAGAAACTTTCATAAAATTCCCTTGAGAGTTAATGGAGATGATTGTGTCATGTCTTATGCACCTAAAGAGAAGAAAAGATGGGAATATTATGCCAATTTGATTGGGATGACTCCCTCACCCGGTAAATGTTATTACGCGGATGATTGGCTTCAAATGAATTCCGAGCTTTTCTTGTTGCATAAGGGATCTTTCAAGCAAATTAAGTTTATCAATTTCTCACTAGCTTCACCCTATTTAGCAAAGGGTGGTGAGTTACGAACTGTGGAATCCCTAGCCCAGACGATGAAATCGTTCTGTTTCGGTCGTGGGGAAAAGTTCGTTGACATCTGGATGCGCAGAATGGCGCCATTTCTTAAGAAAACAGTTCCAGGTGTGATAAACTGGTTCCTTCCTCCCTGCTTAGGAGGATTAGGATTAATGTCTAATAAAAAGAGCGGAGACTTATTTTCTCATTCCCAACTTCAAGTTGCGACTCATTTTTATGAGACCTTGACACGTAAGGTTGAAAGTCGAGATCCCTGCATCGATTACCTGGGAAATATTTTCCATGTACAGGATCGATACGAAGGGAATCGACTACCTTACACTATTAGTAGTGTCAAGGGTGGATTTATGAATTTCCGAAACTTCAAGAAAGTTCAGAAACTTGCTATACATAAACCCATATTAGACAAGGAACCTGTCCAAATTAAGAATTTTTGGGCTGAAAGATTTTTCAAGGAACGTGAGGAAGAGGCTGCAATGTCGCCTCTTCTTTGGGAGAATCTTATACGGACTGATAAGGTTATTCTTTCAAAGAAACTTACCAAGCCTGTTCTCAACTATAAGATTCTAAAAGTGTTTCGACAATGCAAGTCGATTAATCCGTTACCATTAAAAGAGTTATTACGATTGAGGGGATTGGAATCATTTATTCCAAATGATGCTTATAGATCAAACTTTGAACCCTCACGGATTTTCTTAGATATTCTGGCTGCTTTGACCCATAAAGGTAGAGACACCCTCCTCATATAGTG